TTTGTATATGGGTTTTTTATATTATCAACAAGGTTGCCAATACCTCTTCCAATTATCATTCCTATAGGATTCGTCATAAACCCTAATAAATTTCCAGCTATACCCATTTTACTAGTTATACCTGCATTAGTAGTTTCACCATCATCATCATCGTCATCACCATCACCGCCACCATTACCTACACCTTGATAAGGTGGTATGTATGTATCACTACTAGGGGCTTGGTTCATAATACCAGTTTGTCCGACATCATTTGGTTTAGTTGTTGTAGTATTACCTAAACCTAATCTGTATTGTTCTTGTGGTAAAAATTGAAAATCTTCGTATAGCTTTTGATCTGCTTCATTATAAAAACCTGGACCTCCTGTGTTAAAAGAAGCTCTACCGCCTTTATTAAGACCAACTCTGTTTCCAAAAAAATATGAACTATTCATTATCCTCTTCTCCCGTCTGGTTGTATATCTAATCTAAATGTACCTAGTTTCCAATTTTGTGAACTAGCTATATTAGATATTCTTAATGCAATAGCTCTAGCTCTAACTCTTGTGTCTTGTTTCGTTTGAGTTCTAGCTATGTCAAAATTTTTAACAACAGAAGTATTGTTTGGGTAATCTGTCATTATTAATGAAACTCTTGTGTTACCTGTCTGTTCTAAAAAATCTGGTATAATACGATTAATTTTTGCAATGTATTCTCCATCACCTCTTATGTCTGGCATCCCTACCGCTTGACCTGACGCAGCTCTTTTTTGAGTAATATCGAAATCACCAGAAGTAATTACTCCTTTTATAGGGGTAATAACTCCACCAGCATTAATTTGATCAGTACCTGTTTCATGTTCGTAGTATACTGTACTACCATCAGTATTACCCTGTACGTCATAAGAACTATTGTTGTCAGGGTCATAATAATTTGCATGAGGCTTATTAAATACAGCAGAGTCTGACCAAGAAGCTCTAGGAATACCTACTTTTACAGAAGCACCTGAAGAATTAGTTTCTGTAGTTATATTGCTTACGCTCCATACAGGTCTTTTATTTGTAGATTCCAAATAATTATATGTGACTGCACTGTCAATTTGATTTACTCCATTACTACAATAGAACCAATTAACTTCTGTAAACAAATTATTTAATCCGCAGTTAATTAAATCTCTAGAGGTAGTATTAATATCATCGTAAACATAATCTTCTACTAAACAAGGCATAGATTTTAATTGACCATCATATGTAAAGAAACCATTTTCTGACATCCAATATGCAGAACCATCAACTTCTACGCAAGCATTCTTACCTATCAATCCGCAGTTAGTTCCAGCTTGTTCAAAAGAGAATGTAAAAGGTGCACCAACAAAACGCATTAAAAATATAGCAGTATCTGTCCAAACATAAATTGCATCCCTACCTTTGATAGCTCCCATTATTTTTGATCCGGCAGCTAACCTTTGTGTACCAGCAGTATTTTCTGCAGTCACTGTGTATGAATCTGTTTGATCAATACTTTCTTGAGAAGAGAATCTTATAAACATATCATCTTGTGTTGCTGAATCACCAACAGTTGTTTCTGTTCCAAAAAATACTAAGTGTCTATCTGGTGTAGAAACTAATACATGTCTAGATGCAGTAGGAGCATTTGGTATAATTGTAGCTCTAATGTTAGTTGCATTTGTTGGTTGAGCATCCCACTCAAAACAAGCACCGTTATAAATAAGTGCAATTAATTTTGTACCATAATTATCAAGGACCCATAAACCAGGATCAATAGTTACATCGTCTGTAGATGATTCGCCCCATGCAACAAAAGCTGAAATATTACTTACCGTAACTCCTCCACTATGTGTAGCTTTAGTCGTGCCGTTAACACCTCTAGCTCCGCCACTCAATGTCCCTGTTGCCTGATCATTGTTTGTATAACTAATATCCTCTGTACCAATTCTAATTTCTCCGGAAGCAGGAAATGCAGTCGAGCTGGCTACAACAATGTTAGTTGTAGTTGTGTCTGTTAAAGCTGTTGATAAAGTAGTCGTTGCGATACCTGAAGCAGTTCCGCCAAAATTTGCTGTACCCCAACCAAACCCGCCTAATTGTTGTGCAGGACCCACAGCATAAAAAGGTTGTCCTGTAGCATCACCTGTAAGACTTAATGGAGTGCCTGATTCATTAGAAGGCATTGTAACTGTAATTGTTGTAGACGTTGGCACAGAAGCTGCCATAAATTTTTTATCTTCAAAAGAAGCATCAGAAAAAGTAGAACTCGATCCAGAAACTCCTGTAACTCCAGTAAACAATACAATATCGTCAGCCTCCATACCATGAGGACTTGGGAATGTAACTGTAACTGTCGGTGTTCCAGAATCCGATGAAAACACAACACCAGTAATCGTTGCTCTTATTGGAGTAATGTCATAGAATTGACCACCAGAGTAAGCATACAACATTCTATTTGTACCTATGGCTGCGTATTTAATACCGGCATTGTTGTCCCAATGATGTAGAGCTCGTGCAGCACCAGTTAAACTATCTTCACCTAACTGATCCCAACCACCTATTTTTTCTGGACTACCATATCTAAAACGAACATTATTACCGTCAAACCATTGACCTTCGGCCCCGGTTTCGGTAACTTGTTTGTTGAATCCTGGAGCAAAACCTAATTTTTGTAGCATATTATTCCTAGTTTAAAAAGACACTTTACTGCAATATTTGTAAAAATCAATACTATATAGGCACAAAAGAAGTTGTGTTTATTTGATAGTTTGGCTCGTTTATGACATCAAAACCTAAAGTTATTCTGTAACCAGAATAAGGTTTCTCCACGACCACCTTATGTTTTACATTACACGGCCCAATATAAATATTACCTGGTTTATTTTTAACTTCAAAACCATTTTCAAATATTGTTTTAGTATCTTTTGGATCAATAGAAATGTATCCATGAAATAACCATTTATGATCATGCCAATCTAATACTTGTTTGTCAGAATGATAATTTAACCAACATTGAACCCATAATGGTTCATCTTTTTTATGGTAATTTTTAATTATGTTTACTAATTCTTTAAACAACTTATGGAAATAAACATCACCGGCTGTTACTGTAAATACGTTATACAAATTATAATTCCATGTTGTGTCCTTATTATTGATTAAATAAGTTATTCTTTCATAAGTTTTATTACATTTGTCGACAAACAAAGAATGATTGTTTTGTATTAATTTAGATTCAAATATTTTTTGCATCATTGAAATTTTGGACCGGCAATCCAAGCGGTTAATGTTTTCCTGTTTCCTTTAGTAACAGGTGTAACTTTATGCAAGAGGTAAGATGGAAATATTATTAAATTGCCTGGTTTTTTTATCTCAGGAACTATAAATTCTTCGCCTATATTTATGTAAAAATCTCCGCCTTCATATTCTTCTGTAGATAAATTAAGTATTGCAGTCAATTTAATATCAGAAGCCGGGTTAAAAAATGTAGCATCAATGTGATAATTGTACTTTCCTTTGTTTTCATAAGAGTATGTATTGTGATTCATTATATGTTTTTCGTAATATATATTATATCCAAAGTTTCTTTTATTACCGTCGACAACTGCATCTAACATTCTGTCTAATAATTTTATTTTAACAGAATCAATTAGTTTTACTTGTGCTGTTTTAACAACATTGTCAGCAGGCACATCCTTTGCATCTTTAGAAATACTGGTATCTATTTGACCATCAATTTTATTTACTTCTTCTTTGGAATATAATTCTTCAAATTTCCAATAGTAGTATCTTTCTTCACTCACTTAAAATCCTCAGGATTTTTTCCTTTGAACCAAGCGGGTAAACCTAAATGCACTCTTCTATCAAATTTTTCAGCTTTAGCATTTGGCTCACTTTTATTATTGTAGTGTAAAAATACTTGTCCAGTATTATTACCTTCAAAAGGTTCTCTCCAATGTTCTAGTTCACAACCAGAATATATTAACATATCTCCTGGTTCTAGTTCTACTTTAACACCAGGATTATTTGACGGTACATAGTCTTGAACTTGATGAACACCTGTTTTTTCACCTTGAACATAGCCTTCTTCTGAATTAGGGTTTATACATATTGGCCAAGGGTCACCTCCTAAATTCATAGTTGTTGAAACAGAACACGCTTGTCTGTCTTTATGTCTTTTTAATATATCTCCATTTTTATATATTCTGCAATAAGAATAAGTAGGAAGTAAAACAAGACCTGTTTCTTTTTCCATTAAAGATCTTAAATCTTCTAATAAAGTTTCCATTACTATATCTGAATAGTGCGAATATGTTTCAGGAATTTGAGGATCATTCCATACTCCAAAATATTCTGTGTAAGGGGACAGAAATTTAAAGTCAAACATTGTTCTAGCTGTTTTTCTTTTTAACAAAAGATAATCATATAAAAATCTAGCCATGTCTTTTGATATAGCATTTCTTTTTATAGTATATTTTTTATCTTTAAAACTCATAACATTAAATCCACAGCAACTGATATACGTTCTTCGGGTAAATGAATTGGAACAGAATGCTCTAACCTACCATCAAAAATAGCTAAAGAATTTTCAGGAGCTTTAGTGACCTCTACTTTAATTTTTCCTTTTTTAAATATAGTCCCAATCTGACTTTTATTTTTTAAATAATATACTAATGACCTAACAACAAAAGGAGGATGTGAATGCCACGCTATATTATCACCGTTTGTAACATTTGCCCAGCAGTGATAAATTTTAAAATTATCTATATAAGAATTAATTTTTTTTAAAAATGTTTTCATTTCTGGATACTCGTGTAAATTACTTTCAGTTTGCAAACCAGGATGAGTATTACTAAATTGTTTAAGTTTAGTTTTTATAAAATTAATCATATCAATTCTTTCTTTTTCAGTAAGTATATTATCATAAGTTTTCATATTTTAAACAAATGGTTTTCCTAAATTCCAAGCTACTAAACTATATCTCGTGCCTTTTGTTACAGGCTTAACTCTATGCCAAACAAAAGATGGAAAAACTACAATAGAACCTTTCTTTTTAACTTGTTCACAAACAACGGGTTTTGTTTTTGTTTTATCTTTAAAATCAAATTCAAGTTCTCCGCCTTCGTACTCCGTGGCATCATTTAAACATAAAGTCATTGATAGTTTTCTAATTAACCCTTTTCTCCATGGCGGTTCTTTGTAAGGTGTTTTCCAAGAATCACAATGCCAACCGTAGTGTTGGTCTAATCCATATTTAGTAAATTGACAACTTTCTGTATTTGATAATTCAAAATTCCAACCTGCGTTTTGATTTGCTACAGTAATGTATGGGTAAATTTCTTTAAATATCCAAGGTTCTGATAAAAAAGAAACTTGAGAATTACGGTGTCTTTTTAATTTGTTTTCGTCTTTTTCTGTTAGTTTTTTTATGTCGTTAAAATCTCCTGTAATAGCAAGTTTAGAATCTTTGCTTGTGCCGTATTTTATTATTTCATCACACACTCGAGAAGGTATTACAGAATCAAACCACCAATAGTAATTTCTTAAAATCATTTTTTACTAAAATTATATGATAAAATTATTCTTTTGCAATTTTTTGTTTTAGGTAAAACTGAATGCATTATGTTACTTCTCCATATAATTAATCTTCCTGTTTTAGGTTTATAGTATATTTCTCTGTGTGTGAAATCATTCGTTTCTCCTTTTTGTTTTGCTGTGTTATTTAAAGGATTCATCATATCGTCAACAGGATGGTAAAAAGTTAAATTAACATCATCTTCATATCCTTCTAAAAAAAACAAAATTGAAAAAACAAAACCAGGATGATTGTGTATTGGTTGATAGGTACCTAGTTTATAATCTATTAGCCACGACTCCGTGCATTCATATTTATCTTTGTAAAGATGTCCTTCAACATACTTATTTAACTCACTTATTATCCAATCAGTTAGTCTACTAAACTTAGGATTCAAATGTATGTTTTTATCACATCTACCATTTGCTTCATATTTATAATCTGATATTATTTTTTTATAGGGTTCTTTTATTTCATCAATAAAAGGACAATCACTAAATCCTATTACAGTCGGAAAACATAAATTTATTTTCATTCTTCAAACTTTCTTATTGAAATTATAGGAAACCATTCTTTATCTATACTGTAAAAGAAAAAAATTTGTGTTAATCTTTCGGTGTTTGTTGGATGTAAATCTGCACCATGATATATTTTAGCATCATATATTACAGCTCTGTTATACAAACCCTCAACTTCTACCGTTTTTTTAAAATGTAAATTATTTTGATTTCTTGCTTTTTCAAATTCTTTTTCTGTAAAATTATTTTGATTATGTATTTTAGAACTAACAAACTTTTCTTTACCAAAAATTTTAGATTTATAAAAATTAGTCCCAGAAATATTATTTTTATCTAAATATATAATTGCAGCCATTAAACATTTATCTGTATGTATCCATCCCTCATTAGATATATTTTTTATTCCAGGTGTTTTTTGAAAACAAGTATTACAAACATGATGTGTTTCATCTTTATAAAAAGCACGTAGTATTTTTTGACTAGACCATTCAAAATAACCTTTATCAATTTCATGTAAAGGTTTACTTCTTGAACCATACCAATAATCTCCTTTTTGCCTTGGATAGTATTGTAAAGAATTTGCAAACGTTGTAATTCTATCTGGTTCATCAAAAAAATTATCTATAATAGTTATTGGAAAGTGCATATAAAAATTATTCTTTCTTCATTCGGTTTACAAAATTCTTGAGCATGATAATTTATTCCATCAAAAAAAGCAACTTTATTTTTTTTAGGAACTATCGTGTGTTTAAGGGTATGTTCTTTTTGAATTTTATACCAATTACTTTCATAGTCTATTTGAGGTTGTTTTTTTTCTTTAAATGTTTCATTAAATATTAATGTGTTTCCAGACGCATTATTTAAATATAGTATCATTACTTTATGAGGGAAATCATGGTCTACGTGTAAATCAGCATGTTTAGCTGAATTATAAAAACTCATGTTAATATTCATTCTTAAAATTTTATTTACTTTAATATTAGATCTTTCACATAACCTATCAAAAATTTTTTTAAAATAATCATAGTGTGGAGAATTTTTACCAATATTTGGATCTAGTAAAGCATGAGAATTATAAGGAAAATTATTTAAAGTAGATGGTCTATAAAACCAAGGGAAGTTATAATCTTTTACTATTTTTTCTATATTTTCTATATCACCTTGTGGTAATATATCTAATTTTTCAAGGATCACTTATCCCAGTTTACCGGTAAGAACGTATAAATAATGTGCTTGTTGATTCCAGATCCCGCCTTGATTAGCTGCAGGTTCAGTAGATTCTTTAATTAAAACTTTTCCAGATCCACCAGCTCCGCCTGGATAATTTGTTGGGCCACCATGACCCCAGCCGCCTCCGCCGCCTCCAGTATTTGCTTGTCCATTTCTTCCTGGAACGTTAGTTCCGGATGAACCTCCTCCACCAGATCCTCCAGATGCAGGTGGGTTGAAAAATGCTCCTGCAGCTCCTCCGCCACCAAATGTTCCACCACCTTCTGGAGATGGAATTACAGGTGTCATATCTCTACCAGCTCCACCAGCTCTTCCGCCAGGTCCGGGTTGTCCAGATCCGCCAGCTCCTCCGCCACCTGCAGCTTTTGCTGGGTTAGCGCTCATTGGCCATTGTTGTGTTCCGCCAGCGTTACCTTCAGATGGACTATATCCTCCTGCATTACCGGCTCCTCCAGTAGATTGATTTCCACCAGATCCAGATCCTCCTGGTCTACCAGTTTCGTTATTGCCTGGGGGTCCGCCACCACCACCACTACATATGAATACTGGACTAGGAGAAGGTCCTATAAAAGTATTTCCGCCGTCACTTCCTGGAGTACCATTTCCGCCTGCACCACCACCACCAACTGTAACACCTACAGAAGATCCTGGGTTTGATATATTTGTTGCACTTCTAACACCTCCAGCACCGCCGCCAGATCCATATCCTTGAGACCCAGCTCCGCCACCACCAGCAACTGTAACTACAGTTAGATCAGCACTTCCCCCTTGAGGAGAAAAAGTTCCATCCGCGGTAAATGTTGTAAAAGCTTCAGAAACTGCTGCTGAAGGAATATAAGATATTCCTGAAAAACCACCGTTGTCTCTTAGTGTGTTTCCCGCTCTAGTGCTTGTTAAATAATTTAATGTTGTAACTACTGTTGCCATATTATGCTAAGTCCCATTGTTGTGTTGATGGATTCCAAACATCTGGATTTTCTTGTCCTTCAGTTCTAATAGAAGTCCATCTTTGATTTTCTTCATCCCAAGATGGCATCGTAGCTCCAGCATCCCAATCTTGACTTGAACCAAATTCTGGATTGTTTGCTAAAGGAGATACCCAATCGTTAGTAGCATTCAAAGTCCAACTTGGATAAGGTTGTAGTTGAACAAATTCATCTCTAACTGAATCATACGTTGCGCCTATTTGAGGATAAGCTTTTCTAAAAGAACCACCATAAGAACATTGTTTCCATGAAACAATTCCATTATCTACAGTCCAAGGTTTTCCACTATGAAAGTTTTGACACCAAGTTTCACCATCAACATGCATATCGTTTTCTCCCAGTGGTCCGTCTGATGTTTCTATATCATTAGACACAACAGAAATACGGATAACTTTGTTTTCTGAGTTTAAGTGAGCAAAATGAGCCATAAGCTATTCCCCTCTATTACGCGTCGTTTAATACTTCGTAAGATATGTAAAGATCTAAATCTCCCGCAGCACTTGCTCCGCCTTTTAGAATGTCTGCTTCCATTAAATAGATTGGAGAGTCTACAAGTACAAGAGTAGAGTCAGCTGGGACCGCTACTGTTTTTGCTAAATATACTGTTGCAGCACCTGTTGCTGATATACCTGTTGCACCGCTACCCATTCCGTCAACAAATAAATCTACATTTGCTGAACTAGAACCGTCTACGTTTGCTACAGTAATTCTGTTAATTTTTAATATTACGTCTGCTCCAACTGTTAATAAAGTTGCTGTTGCTGTAGCTGATAGATTGAAACCGAGGTTACCACCATTGATTGTTGCTACATTTACTATATTCGGGTTTGCCATAATTTATTTTCTCCTTGTGTTATTCTTATCCGAAAACCATTGCCATTGCAATAGCTTTTCCTACTGTTGATACTTCATTTCCGTCATACTGCAAAGTACCTGTACCTTTAGGTACTAAATTAATACCCACATTAGTCTCTCCAGAAGCTGTAAAAGAGGGACTATTTCCAGTAGCTGCATTTGCGTATGTTAATTCATTAACTGCTGAACCTGTAGCTGTTAATAAAAATAATTCATTACCATTCGTATCTAAAATTGATGTTCCAATTTTAGGAGCGGTTAGAGTTTTGTTTGTTAGAGTTTGAGTACCAGTTTCTGTTACTGTACCTGCTGGTGATAAAGCTGCATCATAAACACCTGTGTTTGTTGCAACACCATCAAGATAAATAAGTTTGTATCCTTTGTCAGTAGCTGAAAAAGTAACTGTTGCACCTGAACCAGATACTGCTTTTAATTGCAGTGTGTATGCTCCTGACGTACTATTTTTAATAATGTAAATATTTTCTGTAAGTAATGGAAAAGTTACAATTCTTGCTCCAGATATTGTTCCTGTTAATTCTATAACTCTTTGTTGAGCTGTACCAGTTAAAGCACCGTCTGCTATTGTTAAAGCTGTTGGTGTTCCTGAATCAGTTACGGCTTGAGAAAGATATCCACCTGTTAATTGTTCAATTAAACTTAAGTTAGCGTTTGTTTTTGTTCCCCAAGTACCAGCGTTTTCGCCGGTTGCCATTAATTCTAGACCGAGATCCGTATAAGTTGATGCCATAATTTTGTTCTCCTATTAAGCTGCGTGGTTAACGTCTGTATACGATGTATTACCTGTTATGTCAACATTTTGATATCCAATCGTTCCTAAACCTACAGTATTTATATTAGCAGTAATCGATTGTCCTGTCAATCCTACAGTAACGTTTGCTATAGCTATTGCTCCTACTTCTGCAGTTGAAGTTACGCCACTTATACCCACCCTCATGGCATCTGTAGTAGTTGATCCTACTGCACCTTTTAAAACTACTCCTGTTAAATCAATTAATTCTTCTGAGCCTATGGTTATAGATCCAACTTGTGCTGTCGCTGTTACACCAGATGGTGATGCAATTGTGTTTGGTAAACCTGTTGCTGATCCTACTGCAGCAGCTGCTGTAAGACTTGATAAACCTTGTTGGTGATCTGCACCATTATTTATACTTAAAGTTCCTAAACCAGCTCCCATTGTTACAGAACCGATTGTAAATACCATATCTAATCTACTAATTGTTAACGACCCTACTTCAGCAGATGCAGTTTGACCAGTTGGTACAATTATACTTTCTGGATTAAATGCAAATTCTCCACCCCATTGTCCATCACCAAATGAGTTTATTCCCCAACCTTCTGGTCCAAGAGATGCAGACATTGATAAACCATCGATTGCAACAGTCGTAGTATTTTGTCCCCAGTTACCTACACTCCATTCATCCGCTCCCCAACCTTCTTCAGATTGTGCATAAGGTAAGGTACCTAACTCCGAAGTTATGCTAAAACCAGTAAGTGGAATTACAGGACTAAAACTTTCACCCCAAGGTTCTTGGCCCCATTCATCTCTACCCCAACCTTGTTCAGATGAAGAAACTAATGTACCGAGTTCTGCACTAAAAGATAAACTTGTTAAAGTTACCGAGTTACTATCTTGATTACCAAATTCAAGTTCTCCCCAAGCCAACATTCCCCAAGAATCAGCCTCTACGGTGTTTGCTTGTCCACCCATTCCTGAGTGAGCTGTACAATAATAATAAAGAGTAGGTGCGCTGGCTGCAACTACGATTTGTGTATATGCTCCTGCTTGACCAGGAGTACCATTAGTAGTTACACCTGTAGTGTATTCATCTCCTCCAGAATGCGAACCATCG